AGATTAAAAGTAGATGTGTGTGCCGAGAAGGTAACACTTCTCTTGTCGAAACGAGGGGGTAGAATGCTCTGCCCTCTCACTACGGAGGTTTTATGTCATCAAACGGAGTAGCTAAAACTCATCAGTCTTGCCCAATATGTACACATAATGATTGTGTAACTGTCTTTTCAAATGGAACTGCGTGGTGTCATAGTCATTGTATAGAAGGTAAAGATAAACCTTTTAAATACAACCAGGAAACAATAGAAACTAAAGCCACACAGAAGATTATTAATGCTGATAATTCTAGATACTCCTTTGGAGCTTTAACAGATCGTAAAATAGCAGAAGATACTGCTCGTAAGTACGGAGTTAAAGTAACTTACAATTATGAAGGTAAGATTGCAGAACATATGTATCCTTTTTATTCAGAGAATACTTTAACAGCTACTAAGATAAGAACAGTATCTACTAAAGATTTCAGATGGACAGGATCATCAACCGAAGCAGGATTGTTTGGGGAGCATCTCTTTAAATCAGGAGGTAAATACTTACTGATAACTGAAGGCGAATGTGATGCTATGGCTTCTTATGAATTGATGGGGAGTAAGTGGCCTGTTGTTTCCATTAAAGGTGGAGCAGGTAGTGCAGTTAAAGATATAAAGAATAGTTTAGAATTTGTTGAAGGCTTTGAGTTCATTGTTATTTGTTTTGATAAAGATAAAGCAGGTAGAGAAGCTTCTAAGAAGGTTGCTAGGATATTAAAACCAGGAAAGGCTAAGATAATGAACTTGCCTGATGGCTTTAAAGACCCTAACGAAATGCTTATAGCTAATGAACATCAAAAATTCTTACAATCCTTTTGGGATTCTAAAGTATATACTCCAAGCGGTGTTATAAATATCTCTGAGTTAAGAAAAAAGTTTCACGATAGAGAGCAGAGAGAAAGCGTACCTTATCCTTGGCAAGGACTCAACAAGAAACTGTATGGCCTAAGACAAGGAGAGTTAATTACTTTAACAGGTGGTACAGGACTTGGTAAGTCTTCGGTAACGAGAGAACTAGAACACTGGCTTATCAAAGAGACTACAGATAATGTAGGTATCATATCGTTAGAAGAAGATTGGCGAAGGACTGTTGATGGTATTCTATCTATTGAAGCTAATGCTAGATTATATATAGATCAAGAACGAGAGAAGTTTTCTAAAGAAGAATTAGATGATTTATTTAGTGTACTTTATGATGGAGAAAATAAAAATAGGGTGTGGGTACACGCTCACTTTGGTACTAATAGTATTGAAGAAATATTTTCTAAGCTTCGCTTTATAATTATAGGGTGTGAGTGCAGGTGGGTAGTGATAGATCATTTACATATGCTAGTGTCGGCTGTACATGAAGGTGATGAACGCAGAGCCATAGATGATATTATGACTAGACTTAGAAGTATAGTTGAAGAAACAGGAGCAGGAATAATCCTGGTATCTCATCTAAGAAGAGTATCCTCTGACAAAGGACACGAACAAGGAATAGAAGTGTCTTTAAGTCATTTAAGGGGTAGTCAATCTATAGCACAGTTAAGTGATTGCGTCATTGCATTGGAGAGAAATCAACAGGCTGATGATAAAGACGAAGCTAACACTACTCGTCTGCGTGTACTTAAATCTAGATATACAGGAGATGTAGGTATAGCTTCATCTTTAATTTATGACCACACAACAGGAAGACTGAGCGAATCCTATGAAGACTATGAATTTAACGACAACAGCAATGAACTTGGTCTTTGACATAGAGACTGACGATCTTAAAGCTACGAAGATACATTGTATCGTGGCACAAGATATGGATACTAAAGAGATTTATAAGTTTCCTCCTAATAAATTGGACAAGGGTTATGCACTACTAGAATCAGCCGACAAGTTAGTCGGTCATAATATAATTGGTTTCGATATACCAATGGTAGAAAAGTTTAGTAATGTCAAGTTATCTAATAAAACAATAGTAGATACTCTTGTCCTCTCTAGATTATTTAATCCTGTTAGAGAAGGAGGTCATAGTTTAGAGTCGTGGGGTTATCGTTTGAGTCTACCTAAGATAGAATTTGAAGACTACCTAGAGTACAGTACGGAGATGCTAAACTATTGTATTAGAGATGTACAATTAAATACCCTCGTTTTTGAAAAACTTAAAAAAGAAAGTAAAGGGTTCTCTCAAGATAGTGTTTATCTGGAACAACAGATTGCTAGAATTTTAAAGGAGCAAGAGTCTCATGGCTTTCTGTTTGATGATAGAAAAGCTGAGATACTATTAGCTGACCTAAGAGAAAAGAAGGGGAATATAGAGAAGTTAGTACATGAAGTATTTAAACCTAAGTTAGTAGTTATTAAAGAAGTTATACCTAAACTTAAACAAGATGGTACTTTATCTAAACAAGGTTTAACTGATGAAGAGTATGAAGAAAGATTATATACTGATGACATAACACCTTTTACTAGACGTAAGATTCAAGAGTTTAACTTAGGCTCACGCAAACAGATAGGGGAATACTTAATAGAATTTGGGTGGAAGCCAAAAAGATTTACACCTACAGGACAACCTATGGTAGATGAAAAGACTTTAGCAAATATAAAAAAGATTCCTGAAGCTAGGTTGATTGCTAAGTATTTATTACTACAGAAAAGAATAGCACAGATAGATTCCTGGTTCGTAGCTCAACAGGAAGACAATAGAGTACATGGCTTTGTTATACCTAATGGTACGATAACAGGAAGAATGGCCCATAGATCGCCTAACATGGCTCAAGTGCCGAGTGTTAAGAGTCCTTTTGGAACAGAGTGTCGCTCTTGTTGGATTGTACCTGAAGGTTATAAATTAGTTGGAATAGACGCAAGTGGACTAGAGCTTAGAATACTTGCACATTATATGAATGACGAGGAGTTTACAAATGAAATCATTAACGGAGATATACACGCCTTTAATCAAAAACTTGCAGGACTTGAATCAAGAGATCAGGCTAAAACATTCATCTATGCCCTCATATACGGAGCAGGAGATAGAAAACTTGGTAGTGTGGTTGGAGGAAGTGCGAAAGAAGGTGCAAGACTTAGACAACATTTCTTCGATAGTAAACCATCATTTAAGTCTCTTGGAGACAAGGTTAGAAGATCAGCAACGAAAAAATATTTAAAAGGTCTTGATGGTCGTAAGATATTTGTGCGTCACCCTCATGCAGCATTGAACACTTTACTGCAAGGAGGAGGAGCTATCGTTATGAAACGAGCTTTGGCTATGTTAGATTCGTTAATAAGATTACAAACACTAGACGCACACTTCGTTGCTAACATTCACGATGAATGGCAGATGGAAGTTAGGGAAGACATAACCAATTTCGTAGGTAATCTTGCCGTTGATTGCATACAGACGGCAGGTAATTATTATAATCTTCTCTGTCCTTTAGATGGAGAATACAAAGTAGGAGATAACTGGAGTGAAACACATTAAACATTGTCCTAAATGTAATAAAGATAAACCTTTATCGGAATATCAAAAACGTATAATTAATGAAATAAATATAGGACAGCCTTATTGTAGAGCCTGTAGAGCAACTTACAAACCTCGTATAGAAAGCAATAAAAGACTTAGCCCTAAACATAATCCAAACAGAATGTACGTTAATGGTAAGTATGTACCAAAGACACATCCATTATATAAAGCAGGAAGATATAAAACTTTTGAAGGTGCAGCCTTTGCTTCTTTAGAAGGTTACGCTAACACAACAGAAGGATATGTTTACATTATTAATAATCCCTGTTGGGATGGTTGGGTAAAGGTTGGCATGGCAATAGATGCTGAAGATAGGTGTAAACAATATCAAACATCTAGTCCTTTTAGAGATTATAAGTTGTGTTACCTTAAACATTTTGAAGATAGAAAAATTGCAGAACAGTTAGCACATAAAGAACTTAAAAAAATTACAGATATATATAACGGAGAATGGTTTAAAACATCTGTAAAGGAAGCTAAGAAAACTATAGGGGCATTATGAAAAAGAAAAAGTTAGATACTTTAGTAGATGACATCTATAGTAAGCTCTCTGTACTAGGAGAAGGCAAACAATTAGATGTATCTGAGAAAGATTTAGATGAGCTTGGCGAGTCTATTAAGACTGCATTAAAGAATTGGGCTCACCCTGAACCTAGGAACAGCACCGAAACTTTAAGAATGTCAAATATAGGTAGGCCCACAAGACAGCTATGGTATGATTTAAACTCTAAAGAAAGTAACATACCTATCTCTCCTCCCACCTTTATCAAATTTCTATATGGTCACATCTTGGAAGAGGTTGTCTTGTTCCTGGTTAGGTTGGCAGGGCATAAGGTAGATGATGAACAAAGGAATGTATCTGTTAAAGGTGTTAAAGGCCACATGGATTGTACTATTGATGGAGAAGTTGTTGATGTTAAGACTGCATCAGGTTATGCTTTTAAAAAGTTCCGAGATGGTACGTTGGCAGAGCAAGACCCCTTTGGTTATATGTCGCAACTCGCAGGATACGAGGAAGCTATGGGTACAAATAGTGGTGGGTTCCTTGCCCTTAATAAAGAAACAGGAGAACTTGCCCTTTTTAGACCTGAAGACCTTGACAAACCTAATATAAAGACTAAAATAAGTAAAGTAAGGAAGGCTTTAAAATCTTCTGAACCCCCTGAAAAATGCTACGATTCTATACCTGATGGTGTCTCAGGCAATATGAAGCTACCTCGTGAATGTTTTTATTGTAGACATAAGTATGAGTGCCATAAAGATACAAATAGTGGTAAGGGTTTGCGTGTTTTTGATTATGCTAAAGGTCTAGCATATTTTACAACAGTTGTAAAAGAACCTAAAGTAAAGGAGATTACTAATGAATGGAAGAAAAGCCAAGAAAATAAGAAGACACTCAAATCAACTGGTGCTTGAGTGGTTAAAGACTATGCTAACGGAAGATGAAGCTAAGAAACTTAACCCTAAGAACATGGATAAGTACATGCCAGAGCA